ATACTATTAAATATTCAACGGATAAACCCACGAATAAGACTTATCAAGCAGAGATTACCGAAGTTTGGCCAGACAAGTTGAGAGTAAAACAAATGGAGAGCTACAGCTACTTTATTCGGAATTCTCAAGTGGTTTCTAAGATTGAAGCCGTAACTGAATATCGGGAAGTTGAAATTAAACAACCTGCGGCTCCGGTTGAATTTATATTTCATCCAAATAAAACCTCCCAAAGTTTTGGATACAATCCCGAACCATTGTATGACCGAGGCATTATAATGAATATGAGTTATAGTAAGTGTTGGGCGTCTACCAAAGTAGAGGGGGTTGACTCCGAGGGAAATTATATGTATTTAGAATGTCCTAAAGCATTGGAAATTAACCCATGTCGGAAGTATAAAATTTCAATTGCAGAAATTGATTGACATTTGGGTGGTATGATGTATACTGTGGAAAATGAAACATATATTCGGAACAAAATCAGTATCGGAAACTATTCAGGTTTCCTACAACTGTATATGGTCTACGCTAGAAACCACGCTTTATAAGACGATGTTCGGCATTAAAATATGGCGGCTGTCAACCAAGCAGATTGTATGTAAATTAGGAACCCCGTATATCGCAACAATATGAAATTAAAACGCTCAAAAAAATGGTATGCCAAAAAAATTCCTCTCGAAGAGGGGGAAGTTGGGGCTGGCAGTCTCACACTACAAAAGAAATTGACATGGGCAGATAAAGTCCGATTGGCAATTGATACCAATTCTGAATTGAGAGAAAGAATTCGGATATTTGAAAATTGGAAGTCAATGGTTAAGCGTGACCCATACAAATATCGCATCACCCACTTTGCCCGCAGCTTCACATTTGAGGAAAACACACGTGGAGCAAAGAATTCGTGGACTGGAATATTTAATAAAGTTGAAAAAACTAACGATTATTTCAATGTAATTTGGTGGTATATTAAGGATTTATAATATGGAATACTATATCTCTGTAAATCACAGTCAACACCCCGAAGTAACTCGTGTTGCCGATGCCAGCGATGAATGGGATGCGGATGATTTGTCACATTCACATTCGTTTGATGGGTATAAGACCACATTAAATGATAATCGATATTGGGATTTTATCTTAACTGAAAATCCAAATCAGAAGCCTTTATATTTGGTATATGTATTACATTCGTCGTGCGACTCATTCCACCGTGAGGATGGGTGTATGTGTAAGGTGTCGCTGGTTAATAAGTATGAAGATGCCGTCAAAATTCGAACGGCAATTTTAAAACATGAGCGGGATAGAGACAAAAATGAATGGAAATCAGTTCCCTTGAAGGTTGAATTGTCGACGGGTAAAGTTGAGGAAATTTATTGTGGAACGTGGCAAGGCTATTTCGAGCGGTTTGAGTCGGTTGAAATTGAAACATTAAATTATAATGAAGTTTATAAAAATTAATTTGAATGATAGTGTAAAATTTAAAATAACCAAAGATGGTGCGAAATACATAGCAAATTTAAATTTAACACATAACGTATATAAATTATGTCCGATATCTTTTAAGACGGATGACGATGGTTATTCCGAAGCCCAACTGTGGGAATTGTTCCAGTATTTTGGAGATGCAATTTATATGGGATGTCAAATACCAATCGAAAGCGAAATTTTAATTAAAATATGAAATTACAAATATTTAGCGGCACAAAAAATCCAATTTCTAATACATATGTATTGGATACTGACGGAACTACTCCACTGGCATTAGCAGTTAATACTTTTCTTGCTACTGTAACTCCAATCACAATTCTCCAATCACAATCAAGTGCAACTGTGCCGCCCGTAATATCAACTACTGGCTCAAGCACGGTTTATTCCGCAACGCCAGCCGTGGTTCCTCCCATTGTAAATTTGACTATTTCAATCTTCTATTGAAATTATTTTACTTCTCCGAGGAAAATCCACTGTTTGTGATGTGGTAATTTTCCGTATATTATTGCACTTATACTTGAAGGATTTAGTTTGTATTTAGTATAAAAATCATGTTTTATTCCAATAAAAGTCTCCTCAGTAGTTCGATTTTCAAACTTGTAAATTGTCTTGTCCCATCCAGCCATTGCCATATTCGACCTAGTTTCATCCGTTACTTTATATTCTTTTCTTCGTAGTCTAACTTTTTCCTTGGTCGCTTCCGATTGGTGATTTCCCCAATTACCATTTCTGATTCCTAATGTTGATATAGACATGTTTTTACGATATGTTTCATCCTTTATTTTTATTAATGTAGTATCAGATTGGAAATTTTTAATAACTCGTTGTTGAACTATTGGACCATATTTTTTAGAATTCATATAATTAACAAATTCTAAATATGGTCTATATAACCAAATATCCTTGGATTCATCCAATATATTTATGGGTATTGATTTATAGTTGGGATGTAATTCGCCAATCATTCCTCCGTCAGATATAAAGTTTGTATTATAACACTTATCTTTTTCTAATTTAGCAATATCTAGGTATTTTTGCTCGGTAGGTTTTAACTCATTTATTGGTATTTCCCGCTCAATTATTTCAAATTTAAAATTATCTCTACCATATTTATTCCGTGCGTTTTGTAAATGTGGAGTATCATGTCTATTTTGTTTCAGAAATCTGCGATGTTCACACCAGCGTCTTCCGATTTTAGTGGATTTCCCTATATAATAATTCCCATTTATTTTATTGGTAATTTTATATATTCCAGATGTATCAGTTGTTAATGTCCTTTTTCTTATAATATCTATCAAGTGCTCGTTTCCTCTCAATCCTTTTGTTGCGGTTATAATATCGCATTCTCCGCTCGTTGACGGCAATACGTTGCTCTTCGGTAGTGTGGTGTATTCGTTTTCTTCCCATAATGTAACTTCTTTCTCTTTATTTGTTGACGTTGTTGTATCCATATGATATAAATAGCATTGCGAATTAAATAAATGACAAAAAAGTGACAACAATTGAAAATAAAATTGCTTGACTTTAAGTGATAATCCGATATACTCTTACCACTATGACATTACTTGACATCCAGAAGAAAATAGACGCTGCGGATTATGCATATTATACTATTGGAAATCCAATTATGGATGATACTGTGTATGATTCTTTAATCAAAGAGCTTAAACAACTCAACCCAAACGATAAAAGACTTAAAAAAGTCGGTGCATCTATTCGGGACAATATTTTAGAGAAACAAGCACATAGTATAAAAATGGATTCGCTCGATAAAGCAACCAATATTGACGAATGGAATTCGTGGATTAAAAATACTCTCAAGAAGAATAACTTTTCAACTGAATTACTTGAAGCTTCATTAAAAATTGATGGCGGCAGTGTAAGTTTGGAATATAGAAACGGACAACTTATTTCTGCGGTGACTCGTGGGGATGGTTTATATGGGGAAACGATTACTCCTAATGCTATATCGTTTAAAGGTCTACCAAACAAGTCTACTTTCAGTGGGTTTGTGCGAGGTGAAGTAGCATTAAATATGGATGATTGGAATTCTATTGACCCCGATAAGACTTCTAACCCAAGAAATCTACCAGTCGGTATCATGCGCCGGAAGGATGGTAGTCAGTCCGAATGGTTGAGTTTCTATGCTTTTCGGTTGTATGATTTAAATGGAAATATTATCGGAGATACTCAATCGGAAATGCATAAGAATCTAAAAGAACTTGGATTTAATACTGTTCAGTCATTTGTAGGAACTGCGGCTGAAGTGTGGAACTGGTATCTTGAAATTGCAAAAATTAGGAGCACGTTGAATTTCCAAATAGATGGAATTACAATCTTTATTAATGATATCAAGAAACAATTATCATTGGGAAGTTCGGAACACGCTCCTCGTGGAGCCGTGGCTATTAAATTCGAACCCGAAGAAGTGAAGACTACTCTATTAAAAGTTCAATTCGAAACAGGCCATTCCGGGGCATTAACCCCTGTGGCTCAAGTAGTTCCAACGCAAATCGGAGGAACTACTGTTGAATTTGCAAGTCTATATAATATTGATAATATTGAAAATTTGGAATTATGTATTAATGATGAGATTATTCTTACAAAATCGGGGGACATCATCCCTTGTATAACTAAAGTAATCAAGCGTCCTAGCAATCGTATTCCTATCATTACTCCCACTAAATGTCCTTGTTGTGGTGGTAAGGTAGAAAAGAAGTCCAATATTTCCGGCGTTGATAGCGTAGCAATTTATTGTGTTAATGAAGATTGTCCGGCACAGCGGTTAGGGAAAATTGAAAAGTATGTAAAATCATTGGATATTCAAGTAATTGGGACTTCCGTAATTGAAGCGTTACTATCAAGTGGACTTATTCAGAGTGCCGCAGATTTATATACTCTTAAAGATAAAGAAGATGAATTGGCGGATTTGATGTTAAGCGAAAAAACTAGGTTGGGCGAAAAAAGAGCCGAGAAAATCATTGCTAATATCGAACAGAAAAGAAAACTCCCACTCAATGAATTTCTTGGAAGTCTTGGCATTGGAAATCTAGGAAAACGTCGTGTGGCCATTGTTCAAGAATCGTTAAAAGGAAAAATGGACTCGTTAACTCAATGGTTAGATGGAACTACACTGACCAAATATGCGAATGAGTCGTCCCTTCCAAACGCTGCGATTGAAATTTGTAAGGAACTGCTCCATAAGAAAGATTATATTCTTAAATTCATCAAGAATGGAGTTTCTATTACGGAGAGTAAAAAATCTAATTTAAAAGATGGTGCATTTTTAGCATGTTTAACTGGTAAATTTGATATGCCGAAACAGTATTACCATGACAAAATTACCAGTTCTGGGAATGCCTTCACGGAAACTTATGCAAAAAATGTAACTTATCTCGTTACGAATGATAAAAATAGTTCAAGTTCGAAGATGGAAAAGGCAAAGAAATACGGAACCAAAATCATAGATGCCATCGAACTCTTAGACTTATTGAAATAATATGAAGAATGAATATACATATAATTCGTTGACCAGAGAAGAGAAAAAGATATATGACTCTGTTATGGAGTCATTTCCAGCCACCAGTCATGAAGCTGCATATAATGTAGCAATTCAAGGTGGAGTGAGATTTCAATTATCTTTAAATGACATGAAATGTCCATGTTTAATTGCCGATAAGCCATGTCATCCGAGATGCACTTGTAAATATCCAATGTCGAGTGTTGGGTGTGCTTGCTGTGCTACTTATGGTAGTAAAGAACAGCGAAAAAATGCGGCAAATCGAATAGTGGAGATTTGTAGTGCTATTAATAAAAATGAAAAATAATAAAATCTGGTGTTCTCATTTAAAATATTGGAGTCGTTCCGCCTGTGAAGTGGACGGGATGGATATTGATGCTTGTGATGGTTGGTCATATAAATATGGATTTGGAATAGTCCAGACGGATAAATGGAAATATTGTCCAATTTGTGGCGTGGAAAGACCAACGAAATTAACCAAGAAACAACAGGCAATAGAAACTTATCACAAAAATTGTGCTGAAGGTGGAACGTATTAAAAAACTATGAAAAGAACCTCATTAAAGGATATTAATAAATGGCAAGCCGACTCATTAGAGTCATTCCGCACTAAATTAAAATCTAAATCCAATTTACAGGCATTGGATAAGCTGGAATATATCATTGACGGAATTAATGATATGTATTCCGACTCAGTTA